TGCTATTATTATAAATTAATCTTAAACACTTTAAGAATAAAGTAAACATTAATCATACGGCTTATAAATACAACATTTTATTTTTTTTTGTAATTTATTTTGCCAATTAAAAAACTATCACTATATTTGTATTATAAATCAATTAAAAATATAAAAGATTAAAATGAACGAATTAAAATTAAATAGACTCAAAGAAGTGTTATCAATCCAAACTCACTCAAGAGAAGAGGACTTAATGATTGCTTATCTAGAGGATGTTTTAACACAAAAAGGTTATGACCACTACAAAGATAGTATTGGTAACGTATACGTAACGAAGGGTGAAGCAGAGTTTTACCCATGTTTTGTATCACATACAGACACAGTACACCAAATTAACCACAACATGAAAGTTGTTGAACTTGAAGAAAACGGTAAAAAAATACTTACCGGTATTGATATGGAAACAATGAGCCCTTCAGGTATTGGTGGTGATGATAAGTGTGGTGTTTATCTTTGTCTTGAAATGTTAGACAAATTGGATAATGTTAAAGCAGCTTTTTTCGTATCGGAAGAAATAGGTTGTATTGGTTCTAGACAAGCTGACCCAAGTTTCTTCAAAAACGTTGGTTACGCTATTCAGTATGACTCACCTAAAGGAAACTCTATGAGTATGTCTTTAATGGGTATTGAGTTGTTCGGTAAACAAACAAATTTCGGTGAAAAGGTTAGTCCATTAATCTTAGAACACGGAATAACTGATTGGGCTAGACATCCATATACAGACATATGGCCTCTTATGGAAAAATTTGATTTTTCATGTCTTAACTTGGCGGCAGGTTATTACAACTACCATACAGCAACAGAATATGTTATTGTTGATGATGTTACTAACGCTTTTGAGTTGGGCCTTAAATTACACGAACAATTAGGTGAAAACTTTTATGAAAGACCAAAAGAAAAGAAGAATGTGTTTAACACAATATTCGGTGGTAGCCAATACGGTAAAAGTGAAAAACTACTAAATGAAGATGAAGATGATGACCTTTATTTTGATGAGTATGATGAAGATGATGAAAAAGAAATAATCGATGTCTCAAATGACTATAAAGTAGGTGAGTTTGAAGACAATTGGGATTATGATGATTTTAATGGGGGCTATTCAATAAAAAAGTATAGTGAGGACTATGATGTTGATTTTGATTGGTAGTCGTTAGATTAAGGTAAGGAAAAGTGTGCGAACAAAAATTGCTCATAGGAGGTAGGTAACAGGCACTCCCCACATATAACCTTACCTTTTTTTTGCCATTTAAAAAAGTTTTATTATATTTGTATAACAACATTAAATAATAACAACTATGACAAAAACAATTTCAGCTACAGCATCGATAAAAGGATACAAAGAATCTAAAATAGCTAAATCAGAACATAATGACTGTTCTGTTAGAACGATAGCTAACGCTTTTAATGTTGATTATGATAAAGCACACAAATTCCTAACAGAAAATTACCAAAGACCAAACAAAAGAGGTGTGAGTACACACAATTGGCATAGAGTTAACGATAAATTTTCTGATGAAAACACTACTGTATTTGGTAAAAAAATCAAAAAGGTTGAGTACGCTGAGATTGAAGTTGACGCTAAACAATGTGAGAGAAGAACTACTTATTGGAATGAAGGTAGTTCTTACGATTACAAAAAGAAACTAAAATTATACACAAAAAGAGGTAACAAATATAGTCAAATGACCGTTGGTAGTTTTTTGAAAAAATACAAAGAAGGTACATACATCCTTTCTGTTAGGTCACACACATTCACAATAAAAGATGGTGTTGTTTATGGTAACAATACTGATGGTGTAAAAATGAGAGTACCAATAGAAAAGGTTTGGCAAATTGTTTAAAAAATAAAAGGGGACATGTGTCCCCTTTTTATGTGTATATAATGTGTTACTAATATTAAAATACTGAGATTGCTCTATCAAATCTAAGTGTAGTCGAAATGTCAGCGATATCTGAAGAAGAATAATCTAAATCTCCGAAATTTGCTGATGTAACCATAGTACCTTGTAATATCCACTTCTCAATTACAACGCCTGTTGGGTCTAACATTTCCAGTTCAACGTCTTTCTTATAACCAGCAGCGTATCCTTGTCTTCCCGTTACAGATTCAGAGTGTAAACGAATCCATTCCATAAGTGCTTGAGTAGCTGAAGGACCAATTGGGTCTCTAAATGTCACATCTATAGTCTCCCAAGTAAATCTACCTATTACGAAGGTTGATGTATTTAAAAACTGAATCTCAGTTTCTTCTGCTGTATATGTTGGTCTTGCTCCACTTGATACGAACCACTCCTGAATACCCAAAGGTGTTGGGAATCTAAATATAAACCTATTCTTCTTCTTTGGCTCGTAGGGAACAGGCATTCTCATTAATAAATCTGCCATTGTTTAATGTTTTTGTTTTTGTTTTATTATCTTTAATTATAAATATGCGACAATTTTATTTTATTTCATTAATTGTCTAATTCTTATTATTTCTTCACCGAGTATTTCTTCACCCTCAACAAACTGGTAATCGTCTGATTTGGTTTGTTTATATTTTTTACTAGAACCACCTTTACAGCCATACTTACCACAAAAAGCTAAAACAGCTTCTTTATTGTAAGGTAATTTTTTACCTTTAGCTCCGAAATACATCATGGATAACATCTCCATAAACTGTGGTAAATTTTTCATTAATAGTTTTTCATCAAAACCTGCCTGACTAGCGGAATTACCTAAACTTAATTCAGTTATTAAGTCATATCTACCATTTAAAGACTCACCCGCTAACCCCATTGCTTTACCTCTTTCACCTGGTCTAGATACTTTAGCTTTTTGTCTTTCACCTATGGCAAAATCTTCAGGGAAACCTTTTTTCAATTTAGAGAAGAACGAACCAATACCCTTTCTTGTATTTCTAACCCACTTAATTAAACCTTGATTTTTATTACTTTGCACTTTTGCCATCCAAGCACCAACATTAAGTTTTTTAGTAAAAGCGTTTTTCTTTTCTAGATGTTTATAGAAAGCACTTAGATATTTTTCTTGGTCTACTTTCCCTTGACCCAAGGCCGCATCAAAGAAACCTGAAGGTAAAACCGTACCTTCTTTTAGATTAATACTATCCCATAAACTTTTACCACCAGGTAAGAAGTTTTGAGATAAATACACTAATTGCATATTTCTATTACCCTTTAAAAAATCAGTAGGTATGTCAGGTGTCGGTGGTATTACACCAGGTTCTACATCTGGTTCTACACCAGGTTCTACATCTGGTTCTACACCAGGTTCTACATCTGGTTTAGGGTCATCTATTACAGGTGGGTTTTCGTCTGTTGGTTTAATGTCTCTTAAAGATTGTAGTAAATCATCTAGTGTTTTAGCTCTAGATTGTCTCTGACCTTTCTCTCTCATAACTTTAACTGTTATACCGGCTAAAACTAAAGCCACACCTATTGGACCTAAAATATTACCTAAACCCTTTGCCGTATAATAAGCTGCCCCAGTCTTAACCGCCGTTTTTGTTATATGCTTAGTCACTATAATTGGTACATTTTTAATTAAAATACTACTAAGAGTGGTACCAGCTTTAACACCATATAAAGTTGTGTTTAACCCACTATTGGGGTCTGCTAACTTACCAGTACCAGAAGCACCAGCCTTAAAAAAGTCACCCATATTGTCTACACTTTGTGGACTGTCTACTAAAGCGTGTAAACCTTTAGCTGCATCACCTGGTCTCATCATAACACCACCTTGTTGACACAACAAGTCAACACCCTTATGAGCGTCACCACCACCAATTTGTTCTAGTTGTGAGATAAACCCATCTGGAGAAGAACCAGCATCTACAGATATACCCGTTGTTCTATTTAATAATTTATAAACACCATCACCAGGTTTAACATTTGTTAATATTTGACTTTTAGTTTCTATAACATCCTTAACCTGTTCAGTATCAGTATATGATATTTCTTCTTGGAATAAACTTTTAAACCACTCAGTATTAGCTATCCAAGAATAAGCACCCAGAGCACCACCAATCAAATTAAGTAAAATAGGTAATCTATTACTAGCTAAACCCTTTTTACCCATTCTATTAGTTTCAAACTCACCACTACCAGATGATTTTTGCATTTTAGCGGATTGTCCCGAACCTTTTTTATCTGGTTTATCAGAACCCTTTTTAGCTCCAAAGGCTTTATCCATAACCTTATCTTTTGCTTTTGATACAGCTCCCGTAACTTTACCAACACCCTTACCAACAGCGCCGGCCGCTTTAGATAACCAATTTTTTTCAGATAATAATTCTATTTCATCTTCAGTTAAAACATCCCACTTTAAAACCTCTTGTTCTTCTTCTGTTAATATGTTTTCTTTTCCTTCCTTAGATTCCATTGTGGTATAGACACCAGCCAAATCGACATCTAAGAACTTTTTAACATATTCCCTCATATCACCAATAATCTCATTAGCGGCATCAATAGGTATATAACCTTCTTGACCTTCTTTTTTCTTTGTGGCCGCAACAATAGAATCGTATAAAGCCCCAACGGTTATAACACCTTTAAGGAAGGTAAACCTTTTTTTGTCGTTTGGGAATTTTGGTGAAACTCTTTTTATCTCGTTATCTAAACCCCTAAGTAGTTTATTGGACTCCTTGTTTAAAATAGTTCTAATTTTATCTTGGGCCGCTTTAGTCGTCTTATTTTTACCTAAGATTTTACCACCAGCTTTATACCTACCGAGCTTAGACAAACCATACTTTATGGTTTCCCAAGCACTCTCATCTAATCTATTATCGTCTTTAATAGGTTCTAAAGATTCGTATAATTTAGTTAAAGCGTTATCATCGTTATATTTCATTCTACAAGTGTTTTATTTATAAATATTAACTAAAGCATAAAAAAAAGTGGGTTTTCCACTTTTTTTCCTTTAGTACTACACAACTATTATTTTTTTCCTTCCGAATGTGAAAATGACGATGATAATTCTAACAAACCTTTTATGTTAGTAACTATAGCGTCACAAACAATTGATTGTATAGCTTTACCGTCAGTTGTACCACTATCTCTTAATGCCCTTAACTCATTAGAACCTTCGCTATCGCCTTCACAAACCCCTTTAAACCAATTATCGTATAGTTCTGTTCTCCATGGTATTAAGTTATTTTCGTTTATTCTATTTTGTGAAATATTAGCTTCCTTTTCTGTGTCATAATATTTATTATCACTTGTTTTATATTTTACTTTTGTTGTTACACCCATTTTATTTCTTTTTTTCTTCTTCTTTTTTGAATACCTCAGTAAGTATCTTATTCATCTCTTTTGGTGATGATACCATTAAATTTTTAAGAACATCTTTCGGTGTTGTGGTAGAAAAATCCAACCCCAACCTTTTATTGGTATATTCACCACCCCTACTTATATAGTAAAAATAAAGGTTGATTCTACCAAAATCATCAGAAACAGACACCAACTTTGATTTTTGTGACGATAAAAGACTAGAACTTTCTTTATTATTGTTATAAGTTTCTTCATAAGTGTTGGCCTCAACCTCACCAGTAAAAATAGTTCCGTCTGTTGTGACATATGTTGTAACCGCTTCAATTTTTTTTGCGTGACTCATTATTGTTTTTTTTTATTTGACTTATTATATAAAAATAAATATCATTAAGTGTACTAAAAAATATAAAAATATGTCAGAATTTAATAAATACACAACAAAACATTTAAATATTAACCCAAACATAATAGAAGGTTACCAAAACATACAATCAATGACTCCAATGGTTACAAACTCAGTTACACCAACAATTATTGAAGAAAGGCAACTAAATGTTGCGGCTATGTCTGTTTTTGATAGACTAATGATGGATAGGATTATATGGTGTGCTGGACCTGTAGACGATAGAATGGCTATTGTTGTACAAGCACAACTACTATTCCTATCACAACAAGACCCAAAAAAAACAATCACCATGCACATCGATTCTCCAGGTGGTTCAGTTAAAGCAGGACTATCGATGATTGATGTTATGAGTTATATTGAAACAGACATACAAACAATCAACACGGGTATGGCGGCGTCAATGGGTTCATTACTATTAGGTGCTGGGACAAAAGGGATGAGAAGTTCATTAAAACACTCAAGAACAATGCTACACCAATCAAGTGGTGGAGCGGGAGGAAACATTCAAGACGCTAGGATTATGTTCGATGAATGGGAAAAAATTAATAAAGAATTGTTTCAACTTTTAGGTGGTTATTGCGGTAAAACAGCTAAAAAAGTAGAAAAAGACGCTCAAAGAGATTTATGGTTGAGTGCTGAAGAAGCTTTAGACTATGGTATTATAGATGAAATAATTGGTAATGTTGAAAAGTAAAAAAATAGGGGATTAGACCCTATTTTATATTTTATTTATTTTAGTTGTATACTCTACTCCCGCTTCATCGAAATAAGTAACCCACCACCTTTCTATAGTTGATTCACCACCATTATAAGCATCCCACTCTAAAATTCCCATATCACGTAAGTCTTCATATAACCATTCCAATAATAAATCTCTTTCCTCTGTTGGGGTAGCGTCTTCAGGTATTTCAGCTAATGCCCTCCCCAACTCATCATCAACAATATAATCATGACGACCATCTAAATACAAACGAACCAGTTTACCAACACTAAGACGACCATCATTATCAACCCCATTCTGTAACATTTTAATGTACCTTGTTAAAAATTCAATACCACGATTATCATTTTTAAAGGTTTGCCAATTATCTGACCAAGTACCATACTCTTCGTTAGAACCATTGGTCCAAAGCAATCTAAACGAATCTTTTGGGTTTTTTTGGGCAATGGGTTCTGTGATTTCAATAAAAGAAGGCACCTCTTTTATCCAATCAAACTCAGATTCCCCTAATATTTTTTTAATTATCTCTTCCATCTCCAAGGCCTACTTTGTTCTCTATATCTTTCTAAATTACCTTCCGTCCATTTTTTGTAATTAGGGCCTATATAATACTTAAGTACACCATAGGGGCCTTTTTCCGTTCTAAGTATGCCTGAGTCTTTAATACTACCCCACATTTGAGTATTGTAACCTGGGTAATAATCAAAATCATGAACTTCTTTATAATATTCTTTCGCTGTTGTACCAGGATTCTTTTTAACATAATTAATAAGTTTATTAACTGTTGAATTTTCTTTTTGTGGGTACTTAAATGTAAAAGTAGAAGAACTATTAGTCGGAACCCAAAACACTTTATCACCCGAATCAAAATAAGTTTGTTCACCCTTATTCCATTTACGTTTCCAAGAGTAAGCAACAAGCATATCAATTATTTTTCCATATAAGTAGTTAACTAGTTTTTTCTTTTCTAAACCTTCAAATAAATTTTTTCTAGTGGCAACAAATTGTTTAAACGCAACCCTATTTGTTGGGGTATGTCTCATCGTATTTCTACCATATAGATTGTAAAAATTACTGTGGTCCATCATAACCTCATTATAGTCTACTTGGTTACCGTTTTCATCATGAAGTTCTATTTCGATAAGTTGTTCATCACCCGACATTTCACGACCCCCAAAGACATAACCACTAAAAAGAGGGTTATCCATAAATTCTTCATGCTCTTCGTCTATTTCATCATAACCAGTAAAGTTATTTAAAGAAAACCAAAATGAATTTGTGTCAGGAATGACCTCCAAATCAGATAAACCACCGTTTAACCTAACGACCTGTTCATTTGGTAAATCTCTTTGTATTTTTGTCATTAAATCTCTAACCACACCATCTTCAACCCATTTTTCTTGAAGTTTAGTGAGAACCCTATCCACTTCTTCCTTTTGTGATTCTAAAATTTTATTTTCTTTAATAATAGTGTTAGCGTAATAAACCCTAATTTTCATTACCATTTCTTCAGGTAACAAAGGTAATACATGATTTAGTCTTACTGTGTTATCGGCAGAATCATAAAGTGTCGCGTCCTCAATTCTTTTTGCTGAAAACTTTTGTGTTTTTTCATTCCACTGAAATAACCAATTTAAAGCCGCTTTATACATAACATTGTCTTCACTTGTGGGTGAAGATTTATCTATTAAATAAAATAAAATAGCGTCATTGGTGTATGTATCAAAGTGAGAACTATCTCTTGATGTGGTACACCATTTTGTACCTGAACCATATGCACATGAAGCTTTATGTGTTTTAGGTACTATAACACGCCACCTAGGACCATCGTACACAACATCTTTTTGTCCTTTTAACACCTTATCTCGTTCTTTACCTATCTCTAATTCTGTGGCTTTTTCCACAACATCATATAAGTTAGATAAATCTACATAATTACTGCCTTGGGGTGTTGCGTATTCTTTAGAATAAATGTCTTTATTTTTAATAAGATTTTTTTCTGCTAATCTATGGAAGTTTTGTATTAAAGGTAAAACTTGTTCAGTGTCAAGACCATAACCACCACAACACATACTATTTAAAACAAACTCTAAATATTTGGGGTGGGGTAATTCAGACTCAATATGTTCTACTACCTTGTCATAATCGTCCACCATAAATGGATATTCATCTCCATGATTACCACCATTTATTGGTGTGGGGTTGTCATTTAAAGTATCGGTTAATCTATCACGATATTTTTCTATAACATCCTTTCTACGAGACTCAAATAGTAATTCTTCTAGTATGTAATTTAATTTACTCATCTTTATGTAAAGGTTTACCTTCCTTATCCATTTTATCCAACCAAGTTGTAAATATATCCAACACCTCAAAAATGGTTAGATTGTTTTTTTCACAATACTCACCAAAGAACTTATACGCTGACATTATTTCGGAAGTAGCACTTTGAATTGTACTTTGACCACCAAGAACCGAAAGTGGTCGTGTAAATTCATAAACCTCTTTAGCTAAATTTGTGTATTCTTTTATTTTACCCCTTCTTGGGTTAACTAAATCTCCCACCATCTCTTCTAAATCTGCCACATCTTCCATAAGAGCCGGATGTGCCATCGTAACGTCTTCAATCCAATTATACCACCAAGAACTATCACGTTTAATATATAAACCTGGTGAACCTCTTCGTCTATATTCATAATCACCTATGCCGTAAAAGTAATCATTAAAGTCGCTCAAAGGGTTAATAGAGTCTGCCCATTCGAAATCTTTAGTTTCTTCTTTTAATATTTTACGTATTAGATTCTTCACTCTTTCTCAATAACCATTTTACGTTTTCCTTTATCTGATGTGTCATAAACAACAAAATGTATCTCTGGATACATCACTTTCAATTCTTCCGCTATAAATTCTTCAGCCGCTTTTACATTACCCAAGTCATCATCAGAAAACCCTATTGAGAACTTTTTATAATCACTATCTACCAATTTTTCAATATTGTTAAATACCTTTTTTGTAAAATGTTCAATAGCGACCTTTTTTGCGTGTTCAGGACTAGAAGCTCCACCGGATACGTCTAGACTAAATCTATCCCCAAACTCACTAGATGTTACTGGATAATATTCACCCATCTCATCCAAATAAAAATCTATTGATTGGTCGTCTGTTAAATTCTTAGATTTATTTAAAACATTTCTAATATTCTCTAACATTTCAGATTTTTCCTCATCGGTAAACACCATATCAATAAAAAGTCTAACACCATCTCTAATTATATTTGGTTTATGTCCCCTAGCAGTATTAATAGCGAAAGGGTTAGCATATATTAAAGCTTCTTTAAACTTATCAGCACTTGGAGCGAAACTATCATTATGTATGGCCTTTTTAACGTCTTCTATAAATGGTTTAGAGTCTGTAAAATCTTTAAAACCTTCTTTTGGGCTATCATTTCTTAATCTATAATTAGGGTTTGTTCTAATGTGGGTAAAATCTTCAGTGGTAACGTCAATAGGAACCCATTTATTACCATCCTTTTTATCCATTTTAATGGTTGTTGGCATATATAAAATATTGTCATCCCAATCGAAAATATAAGACCTCATTGTCATTTCCAACAATGAACCCCTTAACCTATTGTATTGAGATTCTTTTAATATTATTTTACCCATAATAATTTGTTTTTATATAAATATTCCGTATATTTGTAATAATTAAAAATAGTTATATAAAATGGGTAATATAAATGATATTGAAATAATGGAGTTAATGGATTCACAAGTAAAAGATTCTATTGACTTGGTTAATGGTCTAACAGACAAATTAAATATTAGGTTTAAACATTTTATTTCCCAACTTATCACCTTTATGGTTATTTTTTTATTGGGGTACGGCTATGTGGTTTATTTACCAGTATTTATAATATCGTTTTTAACATTTATTTGGTATAAACTAACTAAATATAATAGAGACACGGCTTTCTTATCATATAAAAGTTTAATTGTTTTTTATGAAACAAGTGGTATTTTAAAAGAAAATAATAAACACATTTTACAAAAACACAAAATAAAGCCATAAAAAAAAAAGACCCATTTCTGAGTCTTTTTTTTATTTTAATTATTATATAATGTCTTATCCAGCAAAAACACCACCTTGTGGGTTTCCAGAACCTTTATATCTACCACCACCGTCAACAAACTCTTGTTGTGTTTTATAATAGATTTTGCCACCCTTACCACTTATTTGACCCTCAAAATCGTCTTCTTCAGCTTTTTTCATTATATCATCTAACTCTTGTTGTGTAGGTTTAGATATAACACCTTTTTTAGCCCAAACATAAGCTCTTTCTCTTAAATTTTTTTCAATTTTTTCCTTTCTCATTCGTTTTCCCATACCAAAAAACTCTTGTAATTCAGTTTCAGAAACATCACCACTTTCTAATAATTTAATTATTTGTTTTTTTTTAGTTTCAGAAAGTGAACCACCCTTAACATGTTTTTTAGCTTCTGGAGCTTGTTTCATTTTTGATGAAGAAGATTGTGAAGCTTTCTTCATACCTTGACCCATATCATCCGATTGTTCTGCCCCCATTGAAATTTTATGTTTCTTTGCTTCAGCGGCGTGTTTAAGTCTATTTCCCCATTTTCCTTTAGAGTCAGCTCTACGGCCTTTTTCAGACACTTTTTTAGTTGATTTTTTACCATCTTTAACACCTAAAGACTCGTCTTCTTTGTCATTATAACCTTGTACGTGTTTCTTAGCCTCTGGTGATGCAGATTCAGTAACAAAAGATTCCACTACTCTTTCTAACTGCTCTTTTTTGATTTTATATCTTGTTTTACTCATTTTTTAATTATTTCTATAATTTATTAATTTATTGAAGTTGTCCATTTCTTCTTTCAAAAATCCTTTTTTTGTTGTTTTATTTATTGATTCTGATAAACCATTAACAGACGAATCAACAACATCTTCAGATACATCTTCTTCCGCCATTGGACCACATTCACAAACAGTGTTACCACATTCAGAACATGACTCATCTTCAGAAACCAAACCAGCTTCTTTTAATGTGGATTCAATGACCACATCCAAGTCCTTTTTTGTTATAATTTTTGACATAAGTTCTTTTTATTATATAAATATGCTAAAAATGGGGAAGTTTCATCACTACCCCACTTTTTTTTATTATTATTAAATATCGTCAAACGAAGCTCCAGTACTAGTTACATTAAATTCTAAAATTATGAATTCAAGTGAAGGTACTGGTTTTATGAAAATCTTTCCTCTCAATTCGTTTCTATCTATTTCTTCTGGGTCACTAGAAAGTTGAACTCTAAAATCAGCTAAACCTCTTTCTCTTTTAATATTCTCCAAAATTGGATTAACAAGTGTTAAAAATTGGTTTCTAACAATTTGGTCATTTTGTTCGAATAACAATCTAACCGCTACTGCTGAAATTAACTTTCTTGTTTGTAATAATAATCTTCTAATATTTAATCTATCTAATGCTGAATCGGCTATTTGTAGGTTTTTATTACCCCATATAACAACACCTTGGTCTGAGAATGTTGCCATTGGGTTAATTCTACCTTCATAAAGTGTGTCTCTTTGGTCTTCAGTTAATTTAACTCTAGCTTGAAGAGCGTTTGTTAAACCTCTTGTATAACCAGCTGAAGCGAACCATGGGAATGATACGTTATCAGTTAAAGCTATATTTCTAACAACCTCATATGTTGGTGGTAACCAAACGTTAACACTATTTTCTTGGTCTCTAGATTGAATCCATGGCCAATAGGTTGCTGTATAGTTAGAATCTACATCCGCAACATCCAATAGGTCAACAATATCTTCAGCCGAATCGGTAACTACAGAATTAAACCCAAGTCCAATAAGAACACCACTACTGTCATACGTAACACCCTCTGGTGCTGACATTATATATACAGAATCAGCTCTTTCTTCCTCAACCATATCAACAATTTCAGAAACTAACTCATTATTATCACCAAACTCTACATTAGAAACTGTTAAAACATTTATATTAACGGCTTCAGGATTAGCAAAAGTTCTAAACCCTTGTTGATACGCGTAGTAATCAGAAGTACCTTCAGTTGTGTCAACTAACACAAACTCACCATTAGCAAGACCGTTAGTCCAACCGACTTTACCTACTTTATATTTATCACTATTAGTTCTTACATCTCTGTAACAATTCCAACCATCGAAACCTAAATAAGGTACGAAAGTGAATTTTCTGGCTCTAATACCCTCATAATTGGTACCCTGTATTCCGGCTTCAGTCCTAAATTGATACTCACCGACATCAAAATTTCCAGCAATTGTTGCCCCACTATCCATGTGGAATCCTTTTGTTTTTGCTGACCATTGTGTTGATGGCGTATTGTCGGTATAACCCTTCCAATTAAACATGTTTTGGTCAACACCTACAGTGTTTGAAATACCTAAATACACCTTTCTAATCTTTTCAGATGTTGGGTTGTATTGTGTTTTATATATAGTTTCTGGTGCTAACACCCCAGAATCATAATCTCTAACGATATAACCCTCAAATCCGGCTGTAAACGCGTCAATAGATGCGACAGGGTTAACAACCAACATTATATATCTACTTCTTAATGAAAACTCACCATCAGCAGTACCAACTCTTCTAGCGACATAATTATCACTAGATGTGTCCATAACACACTTACGGAAACTTTCAAGTATTGATGGTCTAGCGTCTAAATCATTAAAGCTTCTAACGACAATGTCAAACTCTTTAGTGTCTGGTTTAATATTCGCTATTGATATTTTTATTTCTTTATTTGCTGCACTACCGTCTGAAATACTAATAATTTTAAATAATTTTTCCACAACATTACCACGAAGTTCAGAAACAACCCAAGGTGTTTCAGGTGTTTGCCATTGTTGTTTATAACTTTCAAACTCATCACTGTAAGCTAAACTCACATCTAAACCTGATATATAATTATTTGTTATTAAGTTATTCAATAGTTTTGGGTATTGTTCTTCAACAAAAACCATGGTATCAGAATCAAAACAATCTGTACCTAAAACCCTTGTTATATAATTTCTTTTTGTTGTGTCCATTGATACTTCGTATCTTGTTACAGCACTAGTTGTATTACTAGTTGCTGATAACACAAAGTCAGCTAAAGGGTTTGTTCCCACATTACCAGGGTTCATTTCTAACCCACCACTAACTTGTTGAGTTCTCCAAACTAAATCATCTCCAGAATAATCAGCTCTAGACCTTAACATCGCAACAACCATACCCTCATATTGTGTGTATGCTGATGCTATATATGTTGTAACAGTACCAGAACAAGTCCCAGTTAAAGCTGTTATATCGTATGTGTTTTGTACTATAGTCGATGACGAACCAGAAAAGTTAGAACCAGTTTTATTAAACACGATACCATCTGGGTAAGTTGTTGTATCATTTGGTACAACACTGGATGTAAACCCTGCTGATTGTGAAGGTAATAAACCTATGTTATATAGGTTTTCTATTTCAGCAGCTCCTGTATCAGCAAAACTAAAATAAGTGCTACCACCCGAAAACTCAGCCGTCCAATTTAAAGTAGAAGCCGTTGTTATCGTTGATGAGTCATAATTAGCTTCTGTTGTAACCATCCAAGCTTGACCAGCATCATAACCAGTTAAACCTAAAACTCTTGTTACAAATAATTGGTTAGATTGTGATAAATAATTTCTCGCTATATATGGTAATTCATACTTTGGTTTTTCATTTCCAAATAGTTTTGGGTTTTGACCACCGAATATTGCGTTGAATTCGTCATAATTTGTTATAAATATTGGTTCGAAAGCGGGACCCTTAGTCGTTTCTCCCACAGCCCCCAATGTCGTAACACCAACTTGTTGTGCTACAAAGGATAAGTCTTTTTCTGATGTAAACACACCTGGTGATACAAATATTTTATTATCTGATGCCATTTAATTTAATTTTTTCTTTATTAGTTATTTTATAATAAATATTGAGTAAAACATCAAAAATTTTTATTTGTGGTGTATACCACAAAATAAGTGAGAAAAAAAAGATACTTTTGTCATACTTATTTAGAAACGCCTTATGAAAAGGGATAAAAACTTAAAAATAACACCACAAACACATAAACTATTAAAAGAGTATTGTGAAAAGAATGGTCTTAAGATGTTTGCGTTTGTAGAAAAATTAATCAGAGAAAGGTGTAAACCTAAGACTGATATCTATGGTGATGATATTAATTAAACTATCTTTTCCTTTTTAATAAACACTGGGTTCTTGTCATATTTTATAAATAATTCCTCACCCTTTTTTATTTTCTTAAATGATATAAATTCAAATATATCTAATTCAGTGTTGGTTATATAATCAACATTCGGGTTTAAAGAATGGTTATATAATGAACCATAACCCAATACAACTACTTGAATTAATTTATCTATTTTTTTATTACTATCTTTAATTTGTCCAAAAACTCTTGGGTATGGAAATGAATAATGTATTATAGTGTCACCTTCGTTATAAGTTTCTATTGGAACGTAAAGACATTCCTCGATTGTGTCACCGATTTCAATATCCTCTAAAGCAAACACACCCCAACCATGTACGGGTGATTTTTTAATCCCTATTTTATTAGATTTAAATAAAACTCTATCCAAAATTCAAAATTTATATTAAGATAGTAAGTTTAAAGTGAAAATAAAGACTAAATGTATTGTTCTATCTCTGGCCAGAAATATGGGTCAATAAGTGTATTTTGTAAATCTAATTTAAAACTATTATAATCACCTTTCTTTAATACAAATCCTTGTGATATACAATATTCTTCCATACCATTACCAACGTAACCACTTGATGACATAATAAAATTCATTAAACCATCACTGGTGTCACCGTAACCAATACCCAATCTCCCAGCGACAATATATTTATCGACCAAAACATTAACTGTATCCATTAACATAGAAGCTCCACTAAATGGTAAATACCCTACAGTAACTTTAGCTGAGTTACTCCATCTTTCTGGACAATCTTCTAAAAAACTATTCCAATATGTGTGCCATTTATCTATTAAATAACTCTCAGCTTCATCTTGTGACATTCCCTTTGTAACCACCAAATAAGTAACAATTTCTGTTGACCCTTCTGGATAAGCGTACCAATCAATTATAATGTCTTTTTGTGTATCGGTCATTGCTGACCAACCAGTTTCATAACCACATAACCTAACACCCTTTTGTTGTGTTTGGTATGTGTTAATGGCGTTACTACCTAAATTAGACATATGTTCAATTGAACTTATATTATCATACCCATTTAATGTTTGACCACTAACGATAACGAAAGCGTCATTACCATTTAATTGACTCCGATTCCAAGAAGAGATATCAACCCCAACCGTTTGTCCACTTATATTGTATCCGAATAAATTATAATTCATTATGATATATTGTTTGTTGTTCTTATTCCATCTATTATTAAAGTTCCTCTATGTAAACCAAACGTACCAACGGTTGTTTTCCCCTGTACCTTTATAACAGTACCACTCGCCACATTCGAAGCTAGATGGGTAACAGTGATAATTCTATCCTCCCTTTTTTGGTTGTTACCTTTAATTTCATGCATTCTCTCTGTACTCGCAACAGTAGAACCACCTATATTAAAAATAACCCAGTTCTCACTGTCAGAATTATTGTCAAAATAACAATTAAATGTTATTAAATAATCTCCATTTGTACCTAAGTCACCAGTTGTAAGTGTTAAACTATTAGTAAAATCTACATAACTTGACGAGGTAATATCTGAACCCGAAACATCCATACTTTGTCTATCATGTTGGATAATTCCCATATCAACACTAAATGTTGTATCTGAAGAGTTACCAACGAAATCTATATTGTCTGTTGTTGTATTAAATGTTCCACCACTAACAAAAGTATTTGTATCAATACTAGATAAATCTACCGTTACATCTGCAAGACCCCCATTTCTTTCTAATTCTAATGTGGTTGAATTGAGTGTGGCACCTGTAACAAAAGTATCCGTTCCTCCTCCACCAGCTTTCCATGTTGCGTTTCCAGTTGAGGTATCTTTTGTTAAAACGTGTTCATTTGTCGCACTACTAACTTGTGATAGTGAATTTATTGCGTTTTGTGCTGTACCTTGTCCTGTACCACCATTCACAATAGATAAATCTGTACCAGACCAATCACCATTATTTATAGCTAATGTACCACCTAAAGTTAATCCACCATTAGTAGTAATCGAACCAGTTAAAGTTAATCCATTAACCGAACCAGCACCATCAACGCGAGTAACCGTTCCATCTATACTTGATAAATCTGCCGTTACAGCGGATAACCCTTGATTTCTACCTAATTCTAGGGTTGTGGAATTTAACGTAGCACCTGTAACATATGAATCAGTTATACCACTAGCTTGTGGTAAACCATCTAATTTTACATTATTTTCTGGGGTAGGTAAGTTGACAGGGTATTTAGTAGTATCCAATACTTGTAATGTACCAACATTAGATGAAGTTAAATAAACATCAAAACTATTTCTTTCATTCCCAGTCGTAAATTGTATAGATTGTACTAAATCTGGTCTACTACTGCCACTACAAACAACTCTATAATCTAAATTTAACCTATCTAGATTATGTGTTACAGTAAATGTTGTTCCTGTAAAATCTTGTGTGTATAATAATTGATTTGATGTTGCCATTTTAATATATTTATTCTATTCTTGTTCTTTCACCTAATGCCCATTTAACAACCGAAGCCTCAATTGCTGGGAATGTTATTGTTTGTGTAGGTACTCCCTCATAAAAAAATTCTATTCTTATAAATACCCCATCACTTTCATATAGTGAAGATATGTCAAAATCATACTCCTCTGTAACGGAAAGATATTCTGATGAAAAATCCGCTAGTTCCCCTAACAATATATTTACTTCTTCACCACCAGTAGTTAAATCGTTTGTATTTGTTAAAGTTCTTCTTGTTGGGGCTATACCACCTGTTGGGTCGGCATTAAAATTGTTATAACTTTCTTTTCCAACAACCGACAAAGTTATTTCTGGTAAGGTGGTTAATGGTCCACTACCAGTTAATATATAATGTATAATTATTCTTAATGGGTATGCAGTACACGTACCTTTTGGTAATACACTTTGTAACATTATAGCGTCACCTGGGACGGTACCCATCATCCCAGATGTGTTAAATTGTGAATTTTCCATAATATGGTTCCAAGTTATTGTCGAACCAACCGAAACACTCGCATCTGTAACTGCACCATCTAACCCAAATATATTACCCGCAGAAACTAATGTATCTCTATATAATGAATTCCCATAAAAATTGACAATTCCATTTTTATTTATCTCTGTATGTGATGGGTCCAACCACACCAAATCAAATTGTGGTAATGATGCTGGTGGGGTTACCATTGTAATTCTAATCCATTTAGCAGTATGGCTACCAAACCCAACAATTGTCGTTGAATCCCATATAAACTCTTCGTCCATCCCAAATCTAACAACCTCATCACTTGATACATTCCTTCCAAATAAAGTATTTCCATAATTATGACCCAATTCATGATGAACACACTGATATTTAATGTCCACCCAAGTACCACCAGAATAAAACTCTATAGTATATGTACCACCAGTTGACCCTGTGTATGTCATATTAAAAGCGTTAAAATTAAGGTAATCACCATTAGAATATCTTTGTGAACTACCGATATAAATTTGTTCTCCAGCCGTTAAGGATTCAAATGTCCATGTTGTTCCTTCTGTTTTTGCTGAAACACTAACATTTGTAGTATTAGATGTCCCACTAGTATGAACATGCATCCCATTTTGATATTCAGAACCACGACCAAGATT